TGGTCTTTTTCAGCGCGTCTCGCTCGGCGGTGAGCGTGGCGATGGTCACGTCCTTGGCGGCGAAATGAGCGGAGATGTCCAACCAGAGCTGGCCGGATTCAGTTTGGATTTCAAAAAGTGTTTTCATGGGTTTGTGGGTTGTGGGTTATGCTAAAAGTCCGGCGTTTCGCAGCGCTTTGACTACTTGTGCAATAGTGTAGCCGTCAAACGTGTCGTCCGTTTTAAGATTTGTCCCCCCGCCGGGGCTTACAACGGTCGCACTGGCAACTGCCGTTGTCGGCTGAACGATTGGCGTGGCGTTCCAGAAGCTGAGTTTCTGCGTTGTTGCCGCGCCTATCTTCGTTCCGGTCGTCGTGTTGAATGCGATATTTTGCGCATCGCCTAAAGTGATTCCGCCGTTAGCTGTGAGAAGCCCTGTAAGCGTGCTCGCGCCGGTCACGGCGAGGGTGCCGCTCAAATCCGCATTTGTCGCCCACAGCTTTGACCAGCGCGCTCCTGTAGCACCTAGTTCGTATGTGTTGGTAGATAGTGGACCCAGCCTGCCGACGATGTAGATATTACCTCCCGTCGACTGAATTAGCGGCGAGGAGGATATGATGCGGGCCACGCCGGAATTGGTGTCGAGTGTAAGTCCGTTCCCGAACGTGATCACCGTGGTCGCGTCTGTTTTCCCGACCGTCAGCGTCGTAGCCGCGCCCGCGAAGTTCACCGTCGTCGCCGTGGTGTTGAGCAGCGCCATAGTCGCACTGCCCGCTATGATGTTGCCCGTAAAAGTGCTCGCGCCGGTCACGGCGAGGGTGCCGCCGAAAACTGCCGCGCCAGTTCCCACGGTGATCGAGTTCCATCGGTAAGTTGCGCTGCCTAACGGATAAGCATTGTCAAGCAACGAAGCGCACCCGTGCGTGTTATCGAACATGAAGCGGTCGGTATTAGCAAAGCCAACAGTCATTCGGTATTGGCTGGTCTGGTAAATCCGGACTTCGTTGTTTGCATTTCCCGAGCCGTCAGATAGTGAAATGTGCGGGTTGGATACGCTTCCTACGCCAGTGAAATTCAGCCCCTTGTTTGAGGTGGCTGCGCCGCTACTGATGAGCGTCAGCGCGACGTTCGTGGTGCTCGCGCCTGTGCAGGTGTTGCTGATGGTAGCCGCCGTGTTGGTGACGGTGCCGGTCTGCGCGCCGGTCTTTTCAATGTGCAACAGCTTTGCCGTCGTGCTGCTATTCGACGCGCTGCTACTGCCAATGTAGACGCCCGTGCCGGTCGTGATGCTGTTCGCCGCAACCGCGATGCCGCTGGTCGTGGTGCTGCCGGTCGTGGTTGGCAGCGTGAAGGTGTTCGTGGTGCCGGTGAACGTATTCGCCGCGCCGACATAAGCCGGGTCGCCGTCGCTCACTGCGGTGCTGAGTTGCGCCATCGTGAAGCTGCCAAGCACGGTGGCGTTGCCGGTATTCGTGATTGCGCCGGAGAGGGCCGGAATAGTCGTGACGTTGCCCGCTGTGAGGCTCGCGGCGGTGCCGGTGAGGTTTGTTCCGACTCCGCTCGCGGGCGTGCCGAGCGCGCCGCCCTGCACAACGACGGTTCCGGTCGTGTCGGCAGTCAGCGTGTAATCGTTCGTCGAGAGAAGCGTCAGCGTTTTGCTGGCTGAGATATTGGCAGAAAGCGTACCGCTGTTTCCAGGAACCGCATTCGTGATGATGCTTCCGCCGCCATCGAACGTCGAAATGTTACCGCCGGCGCGTGTCGCTCCATAGGTGTAAATGTTACCGCCTACCCTGAAATTCGTAGAGCCTCCGCTTACGTTAATAACGCCACCATTTGAAGCGATTCCGCTGCCAGAGTTCATCACCAAATAACCATGTGTCCCCCCATCGTCAGTCCCGCGATACTCTGCTGAGATCGGAGTCGTGAACGTCGGCGAATTGAACGTCCCGTTCGTCACCGTCTTGCCGGTGAATGTCAACGCCGAGGGTAGCGAAAGCGTCGGCGTCGTCGTGCCGGTGACGGTGATTTCGTTCGCTGTGCCGGTAATGCTGGTTACTCCGCCAGCCGTCGCAGGCTTCGGCGTAATCCACGCGCGGAGATCCGTATTGGCCGTGATTGCGCCGGCGCTCGCGACAACCGTTGCCAGCGGGTAGCTGCCAGCCGAAAACGCAGTGGTGTTGACGCTGGCAACGCCTGCCGCCGTAACTTCGATGTAGTTCGTCGCGTTGGTGATTGCCAGCGAAGCCTGCGCTGCCACGAATGCGCCGTTGGCTGCGTAGCCTGCTGCGACGTTGACGAGCAGGCCGGTGCCGTTGCTGACGAGGAAATCGTTGCGGGCGATGATGGTGGCCGGCACGGTGTCGTCCGCGCGGCCCACGTCTGGCTTGCAAATCACCGTCACGGTGTCGGACTTAGCCCGCATCGCCATGCTTACGGTGTAATACACGTCGAGGTCAACTAGCTTGTTGCCTTCGTCGTCCGTGGTGTCGGCATTGTTCGCCGCGAGGTAGGTGTCGAGCGCGGTGCCGCCAATAGTCTGCGCGGTTGCCTGGTAAAGCCCGGTGGTGGCCGATGCTGTCCACGTCGTCACTGCGACCAGTGCCGCGTTGTCGCCAAGCAGCGCAGGCTTGATGGAAAGGTTGAGCGCCCAAGACGTGTCGAGCGCGTAGGCTGTGCCGTCCACTGTCACATAAAGGTCAACGTCGCAAAGCTCCTGCCGCTTAATGTAGCCGGTGTCGCAGGTGATTGCGCCCGTGCGGATTTCCCAGTTCAGAGTGATTTTTCGGAGCGTCGCCATGATTTTAATGCGGTGTCAAATTTGGAATCTGTTTAGGTAAGCGCGGGTTAAATCACGGTTTCGTCAAAAACGAGTTCTTCCGCGCCAATGTATGTAATCTGTCCGATGGAGTTGACCGTGACTTCGCGTATGAAAATCATCAGCTTGTTTCCATCTTTTTTGATGCGGGCAAACCCGGTGCCGTTCGTTTGAATGGAGTCGTAAGTGGGCGCAAGATCAACTGCCGACGTGTTTTTGCCTTTGCCGGTGGCAACCAAGTCCCAGTAATCCGTTTGTGCCGCGGTCACGCCGTAGTCTGGCGGCATGAAATAGTTATAGAATGCCGTCCCAGGCAAATCGTCAATCGGCCCCCATCGGGTTTGGTTTACGCTAACCGTGCCCGCGTCCGTAACCGCGACGGTGGCTAGCTCGTAATGTCGCGTGGCCGTTAGCGTGTTATTTGCAGGCACCGCCGCAGCCGCTTCAATGGTGCGCGTGGTGATAGTGCTTACGATGTCTCCCGTGTTGCTTAGTGTTCTGTTCCAAGTAACCTTGGCGTAAATCTTATTTCCGTTCGCGACGGCCAGCGTCGCAATCGGGCTGTCATTCACCGAGAATCCAGTGGGCAGGCTGCCGAACAGAGTGCCGTTGTAAATCGCAACTGTGAAAGGGCTTAATGGTTCGATGTGAAACTCGCGAAACTTACGCAAAAAACGCCCGTTGTTCTTTGCGCTAATCTTGAAGCCCGGCCCGCCCGCAACAGGCTCGCAAAGGATTGAGTCAGACGAATGACACATCTTCTCAGCCTCCTGCAATATCGCCTTTAACGTTTTCGGCGCAAGCGTGAGTGCATCAGACACTCCATCGTCTGCGTTGTTGATTAGTTGCTTTAGTTGTGGGCTCATGTGCGCGTGATGTATCTGACTTCAAAGTCCCACTGATGCGTCTCCGTGATCTCGTGTAAATCGCCTGCGGTTTTGATTGTTCGCCCGATCAACCTCCACGCCTTAAACCAAAAAGTGTAAGTCCAAAGAGCCGGGACTTCTTCGTAGAAAACTGTGTCGCCGGGTACTTGGTCAGCATACTTCAATGGCACATCGAATCTTCCGACCTTGGCGGTCGGAAGCGTGCGCGTCATGTATGTGCGTGTGACTTGCGGTTTTGGGATTGATGCTTCCCAGTCGAAAGTCGGCGCGTAAATCATCCCCGTCTCATCCGTGACCGAATATTGGAACTCGTCTTCCTTTATCTGGGTCTCGTTTTTAGTCCCCAGATATGAGACTTGAATCGTTGCGACGCCAGCCTTGTCGAACGTGACTTCCACGGTGTCCACCTTCATGCTAAAGTAGATGGAATCCGCGGAACCGCGCAACGGCTCCAGCGTGATGGCGACGGACTGCCAGCACTTGAACGTCCGCCGCCCCGTGTCGAATCCTGCGCGCGTCGTGGTAAACGATGAGCCGGGCTGCTCGACCAGCGAATATAGCTCAGAACCGCCGTGGATTGTTGCGCTCATTTGACTCCTAGTTTAGCCACGAGTTTCGCGATTTCAGCTTCAATTTTCGGGATGCCAGCAATCGCATCCTCGATTTTCTTTTTGTCCAACTGCTTTTCTCCGAGTATCCGATTTTTCACAGCGTCGATCTCCGCCTTAGTCATCTTCGTTGCATCGCCGTCAAACTTGCGCCGGATCTCATCGCGCGCCGCAATACCCGCCGCCTTATCCCTAGCGGCTTCTGCCTGCCTATCGCTTAGACGCTGCGCCTGTAGTGCCTGCAACCCACCACCACCTTGCAGTGCCTGCATTGCCCTGTCGTCACGCTGCTTCTGTTCCTGCTCGCCTTTTTTAACAATGCCCTCGTTCTCCTTCAGCCATTCCTTTTTTCCTTCGAGCGCGAGCTTGTCAGCGTCTTCGATTACTTTGAGTCGTTTTTTTTCGGCTTCCTCGGCGATGCGTGTTTTTTCGGCCTCATGTCGCCCAAACGCTTCCATGCCTAACTTTAGGGCTTTGGCTTCGTCGTCCTGCTCTTGCTTTAGTGCAGCTGCATCTTGGTCCGCTTTCCATTCGTTGAATTGTTCCACTGCCTCCTGCTCGGCGGCGATGTCTTTCTCCTTCTGTGCCCACTCCTTATTGTATTTGTCCGACGCTTCTTTGTTTGTTTTGTCTCTCGCCTCCTTAATTGGCTTGTCCTTGATCGCCTCAACTCGCAACGCGCCAGCTTCCTCGACTTGGCGAATTCTATCCTTTTGCTGCCAGTCAGTTGGGAATGGGTTCTTATTGGCGGCTGCAATCTCTCTTGCCAGCCTGTATTTTTCAGCCAATAGATCAGCCTCTTCGATGTGCCCCTGGTTGATGAGGGTCTGAATCTCGTTCTGCTGTTTCATCAGAACGATATATTCTCTTGCCAAGTCAATCTGTCCCGAACGAACTTCTGCCTGCATCCCCTCCATTGGCGCGAGCGACGGAATCCACGAATTCGCGCGCTCCTTAAGCTTTTTCATTTCCTCATCGGCGGCCTTCATTGCCTCAGAAATTTGTCCCATGTCCTTGCTAGCCACCGCGTCTCTGATTGCCTTGCCGGTTGCCTCTGCGCTTTTTTCAAGTTTCTCGCACTCAGTGATCGCGCTTGAAAACATCCCAACCAACGCTGCGCCCACGTTGAGACCGACGCCGACGCCGAGGCTCGTCTTAAACACGTCGCCGAGGTTGCCCATCGTGTTAGCGAGCAAGTCCGCGCCGTTCTCCGCGCTCTTGAATCCCTCCACGAATGCCGTCATCTTGTTCTCGACGCGGCGATCTCCTTCGAGCACACCGCCCACATCGCCGACGCTTTTCTTCAGCCCGCGCGCGGAGTTCTTGACCTTATCAAATTCGCTTTCCAGTTGCGCGGAGTTCGCGCCAATCGTCACGCGCACGTCAGACATATTCAGCCCTCCAGTCGCCCGCGAGGGTGCCTTCTGAAAGTTGCTTTAGCATCGCCGTGCGCGCAGCAGGGTCTTTCAAGTTCTCGACAATCCAGCGAGCGTTTCCGTCGAACTCCTCACGCGCGGCGAGGGCTTCGGGTGTGCTCTGCTCGTCCATGTGCGCCAGTTCTTCTTCGGTGAGAATGTAGGTCTCGCCGGTCTCCTGTTCGTGCGCGGCCTGCACATACCACCATGCAAGGCCGTAGGGCATCCGCCATGCCCGGCGCTCGTCAATGCGCAGCTTCGTCATCAGGAAGGCGGTGCACCAAAGCTCCACGGGTGCGCCGTATTCGTTCAGTGAGACGGTCGCGGTGATGCGTTCCTTCATCATCGGCGAGGATGCACATAGGCGCATGTAGGCTCGCCACTTGGCAAGCTCCGTCTCCATGTCGAAATGCTCGGCGTCATCCGCGAAGTCCAGCACCGGCTCGTCTGATGCGCAGATTTGCGCGGCGATGCTCAGTTCGTGCAGCTCAGGTTCCTCGCCAGTCCACAGCTTGTTTTCCAACTGCGAAAGTTGGAACGAATGGAGAAGGCAGAACGGCTTTAGCGTCCTGCCGCAAACTACGTGCCGCCCCGCTGCGCAGGCTGCGTCGGCAACGATGGAATGGTAGAGGCGTTCCTCGGCCACATCTTTAAGACAGCGTGAGGTATTCGTCCTTTACGAGAGAAGCCTTGCCCTCGACAAAGGATTTCGATGCCTTGGTTTCCGTGAAATTATCGACACGGTAGTCGCCGTCGAACTGCGCGGTTGCCGAGAGGGTCATTTTGGCGGCGATGACCGGGCGGGTGTAGCCGCTGGCAAAAGTGAACGTCACCTCCAGCGTGTCGGTCTGGTCGTCGTGGATTGAGGAAGCGACTTGGCCGGAGTTGTTGGTGACAAACTCGTTAATCTTGTCCGATTTGGCGAGCGAGATGGACATGATTTGCGCGCTCGCGCCGAGGTATGCGCCGTCGATGCCAAAGTAAAATGCGGTGCCGTGAGTTTTTGCAGCCATATTATAGGGTGAGTGGTGTCAAATTTAAGCGATGAGTCCTCCCGCCACGATCTTGATTCGGGCGAGGGTGGTTGAAGTCATCACGCCGAGCACGGTCGCATAAACCGGGTTCACGTTGTCCGCTCCGGTCTTGGTGATGCCGCCTGCCGTGCCGCTAGTCCAAAGCGTGTCGCCGGAAAGGATCGTCGCGCCGATGGCGAATCCGCCCGTGTCCTCGGTGCAGTAATACACACGCTGATTGACGCTCGCGCCGTTCGTGGCGATGCCCGCAGCCGTGGCGATTGACGCCGTGGAATTGGCGTCGCAGAGCTTGAGGAGCAGCGTGATCGCCTCGACGTAAAGCACCTGCCCTGCCGTGATCGTTTCGCCTGCTACGCCGTATTTGATGACGGCTGAACTCGACGGAATAACGCTTCCGGCTGTGATTGCGATTGCTGCCATGCCAAGGCAGCGGTGTCAAAATACGGTCAGTTGTCCGCTGCTTCCGCCGTCAGCACGTAGCCGAGTGCGCTGATGAGCATCCGCTCCGCACCAGCGTAATTGCTCTGCTGACTTTCCTCCTCCACGTCGTAAACGTAGAAGCCCGTGACGGGTCGCGAGGTCGAGAGGTTGCCCTTGTTCGCGTGGGTTTGCAGCGCCACCACGTCCTGCATTGCGGCTTCGATGGCCTGCACGGTCGAGCGGTGCGCGCTCCAGTTCAGCGCACGGTCGTTCGTTGCGCCTGCGATGCCGTCCTGATTCTGGTCAGTGTCAATCGGCGAGATGATTTCGACGGCGATCTGAATGCGCTTCGGTAGCGCGTCGGCGAATGCCTCCGCTACGCTGCCAACTGAGACGACGATGCACGGCGGCGTCTGCTCACCGGGGTTCTGCCCTTTGAAAATGACGTGCCCGTTTTGAGCGGCGACGGTGCCGAGGTAGGAGGCAACGGCGGTTTCGGCTTTGTATTTTAGCGGTTCGCTCATTTGGGTTGAAGTAGTTCAAGCTGGATTTTAAAAAACTTGGCAAGCCGATCCGCCGCGACGTCTTCAATCGAGGACTGCTGCCGAAAGTCCATTGCTTCGTCTGCGTGCCGCACGGCGTTGTGGATGAAGATGCGCTTGCTCGCTTGCCCAGTGAATTGCTTTTCTGAACTGCCGAGCGTGTCGCCTTTGATGCGCCGCACCCATTGCGGCACGTCACGCACGCGACCGAGGTCGCGCCAAGCTGCCAACCATCCGGCCTTCACCATGCCGACGTTTGCCTGTTTGCTCGCGATGTATTTGGAAAGCTTGCCGTGGTTTTTCACCACGAATGCGGGCTTTGCGCCTTTCGGCACATGCCCGCGTGCACCGCGTGCCGCCTTGTGCGCTGCTCCGCCGTCAAATGGCTGAATCTTGAGGTCAGAATATGTCGGCGAATCTGCCGCCATGATTTTCTGCGCGGTGGCGTATTTGCCAATCTTCTGAAAATACCAAAACGCCTCCGCGCCCTCGGGGTCTCGGCTGCGGATGTCCAGATAGATTTTGGACATAGAAGCGTAAGCGCGGGAAACATCACCCATCACAGCGCGCTCCATCTTGAGGTTGTCGCGCGGAAGGCTGAGATCCATGAACGCCTTGCAAAGCGCGCGAGACGCGATGAGAAGCCCTTCTTCGATAGTTTTGCGCTTCTTCACCATCCATTGCGCCATGAGGTTCCGCAGTCCTGAGTCATCGAGATTGATGCTGACTTGAAGCATTACCTTTTAGCCGTGTGCTCGGCGATAAGCGTGATGCTGATTTCGTCCCGCGTGATCTGCCGCACGGTGTAGCTGCGGTTGCGCGCCGTCACGCGCTCGCCGAGGCCGATGTCAGGCTGGAAGGTCTGCGTCTTGATCGTGATTGAAATCGGTTCGCTTGGAATCGCGCCGCCCGCTGCGAACATCTCCGATGCTACCACGTCGTCAATGACGGCACGGTAGGTGTCGCCGCGCAAGGTGATGCTCTCGCCGAGTAGCGAGGTCTGCATTGCCGTCTTGAGGCCCGCTGCGGAAAGCGTCGAAAAGGTCACACTTTCCGCGCCGTGTCAAACTACGGCGGCGGTGCCTCGGTCGTCTTGCTGCTGTGCCGATAGTAGTGCAGGAGCTTCGAGATGTGTATCTCGCGGAGGCCGGGAATCGCGCAGAGCGGTGCGGCAAATGCCCAGTCCTCGCCGTAGTTGCTTGCCGGGAATCGCGACTGAATCGCCAGCGTTCGTCTCCACGCGCAGACGTGCCAGGCGTTGCGCTTGATCGTGCTCACTCCGTTCGGCGCTTCATTCGGATTGCCGAGCTTGAATTGCACCTCGAACTGCACCGCGTTGACTGTGCAATGCTGATTGAAGGTGATCACGTTCGGCCCTTCCCGCGCCGCCTTCACAAGCTCGGCAACGTAGTCCGGCGAGATCCAGTCGTCATCGTCCACGAACGCGACGTATGCGCCCCGTGCCGCGCGCAGGAGGGCATCGCGCTTCTCTCCCACAGTGCGGCGCTTGTTGTCGAGCAGGGTCAAGTGCTCCACGGCAAGCCCGCCGATTTGCCGCGCGAGTTCGTCGCAGAGCTTCGCAAGTTGAGCCATTCGCGAGGGCACGGCGGGCGTGAGGATGGAGAGAATCATAGCGGCTTAATCCAGCAAGGGTGCATGACTGCCGCGCCGGGTAGCAGTTCCTCCACGGCTTTCATCACTGGCGGATGCTGCGCGTCGTGGCCGGCGAAAATGCCACCCGGCTTCACCTTGCCCTTCCACGCGAGGATGTCGCGCTTCACGCCTTCGTATTCGTGCGCGGCGTCGATGTAGGCAAAGGCGAGCGAACCGTCCGGCACCTGCGCGGCGCTGTCGGCGCTGTCGCCTTCGATGATTTGCACCATGTCAGCGACTCCGCACCGGGCGAGATTCGCCTCGAATACGGCGCGCAGACTGCCGCCGTGGGCTTTCACAATCTCGACGTGTTCCGGCTGGCCTGCCTCGCCTTTGAACGTGTCCACGGCGTAAATCTTCACGCGCTTACCCATGCGCTTGAGCGTCTGCGCCATGAAAATAATCGACCGCCCCATCCACACGCCAATCTCCGCGATGGTGTCGCCGTCTTGCAGACGCTTTGCAATTGAGCCGTAGAAGCCGTAATAGTTGAACCAGCCGGGCACGGTTGACCAGTCGCGGCCTTGCAGGAGTTCGTCGAAGATGGCTTTGCCTTCCTCGTAGCGCGCGGGCGCGTTCTGCTGCGCATAGGTCGCATCCATATTGTCGGCACCGAATGCCGGGTGATGATGCTTGAACACAAGGTCGCGCGCCTCGATGACCGCGCCGCGCTCGTATGCGCGATGCGTGAACCAGTTATCGGAATAGACGCCAGTGAACCACGGATGGAAAAGAAACGCATCCGACTCCGTGATGAACTTCCGCGTGCAAATCGCCATGCATAGCAGCGTGTCCGTGCGATGCCCGTCACTCACTGCGAGCACGCGCTGCTCGAATGGGTCGCCGATTCGTTCAATGATGAGGTCGTCCCATTTATGCGGCGGCGTCCAATCGTCCGACATTTGGACAATGACGGGTGCCTGTGTGACGCCTGCACCACGGTTCCACGCTGCCACGCATCCGCCGCCCGCTGGCATCTCGCTGTGATGGAAGCGACGCAGGCAATGACTAGCGGTGTCGTCCGTGTCGAAAACGAAGATGTGCTCGATGCTTTCGGGGTGCGCCGCCGCGTCGAGCCATACCTTGCGCGCAAGCGCCGCCTGCTTTGGCCTGCCGCGCGTGGCGTGGACGAGCGAGATGCGAGCACCGCCTTCCGTATTGAATCGGTTCTGCCGAACGATTTCCGCCTGCGGATACATGCGATTCGCGCGAAGTGCCTGCGCGTAGATGTCGTCACCGAGCCATTCGTAAAGCGCGGCCCTTTCGTTCCATTCCTTCACGTCCGGTCTGTCGGTGGCCATCATCTGCCGCGCGAACGCGAGGGCTATGTCCGCCTCGCAGTTGTTCATCGCGTTGTTGCACAGCATGAGCAGCGGCTCGCGCCGGCGTGGGTCGGACGCGTAGGCTTGATGATACAGCGCCTCCTTCTGTCGCGGGTCTTCGCTCACTTGAGCTAAGTTCATAAAAAGCTCCATGCGCTCCGGCCTTCCGAGGTCGTCACAAGCGAGCACCTTCTTCGCCACCTCCACGCTGCCCTCGACGTCGCCGATGACGAGAAGCTCGATGTGCAAATGGTAAAGCAGCCCGGTCGTCATTTCGGCTTCGGGGATGCTGCGGAGGATGCGGAGGTTGCGGTCGTTGCTGCCCGTCTTTTCGTGATGCGGGAGATGCTGAATCACCACGCGCTCATCCTCGATTGCCTGCACCGGCTGAATCGCAAACTCGAAATGCTCATGCACCGGGCAAACCCATTTGCCTGAGCCGCGCAGCATCATGCGCTCACGCGGCACCGCCAGCCCTTTGCCATGGATGGCGTATGGAAACATGAAGCATGTATATGCGCCGTGCTGCGCGAATTCGCGGATGAGTTCCGCGCCGCTCAACAGGATGTCGTCCGTGTCGCACCAAAAACAATAAGTGCCGGTCGCGAGGTCGAAGCAAAGTTGGCGCGCGGCGGCGAAGTTGTCAACGTGGGGCCAATCTTCGTGCCCGGATGCGTTGCGATACTCGCCGACGATTGCGCCGAACTTGTCGCGGGCGATGTCGAGCGTCGCGTCCGGCCAAGCGCAACCAATGGCGCGGACAACCACGATTTCATCCGCAATGGGCGCGAATGATTCGAGGCAACGAACGATGTATTCCTCGACGTTGCCGACGATGATGCAAAGGGAAATCAGCGGAGTCCGCGCGCCCGTGCCGCCCGGTTCCGGCCCATCCCTGAGAGGTTCCAATGACGACACGGGCGGCGGAGAGTCTGCGGGATGGGCATTCATAAGCCTGCGTTTTACGGTTTCATCGTCGCCACGTCAAGACACAAAAGCGCCGAACCCGTTGCTGAGTTCGGCGCTCCTGTATGAACTATCCAGCCTAAAGGCTAGTCGTCACGCTTGATGATGCGCGCGCCGTTGGTGATGCCAGCGGAGTATCCGTAGTTGCACTCCAGCGCCATGTATCGCGTGCCGGTGGCCGGGTCGTAGAAGTCGCGGAGGCCGACCGTCGCGCCCGTCGTCGGGTCGCTGTAAGCTTGCGCGTTGTCGTATTCCTCGGGACGCTGCGGTGCGAGGTAGCGCATCGCGATTGCGATTGCCGAGCCGTGGCCGATGAAGGCGTTCACCGAGGCGGCGGAAACGAAGCTCGAATTGAGTTCGTAGAAGTCGAACCCGAGCGCACGCATGATTTTGCCCTCGGTGAGGACGTTCTGGTCTGCGAACATCTGAGCCTGCACGAAGTTCGTGACACCCAAGAGCGCATCCATGCCCACCGCGTCGAGCAGCGCAAATCGTGGCGACTTGGGAGCGTTGGCTTGGTTGAGCGCGAGACGAGCGGCGCGGAGATGCGGCACGTTCAGATTCGCCGCGAGCGAGGTCGTGACGGAAGTGAAGTTTGCCGTGGTGACGAGCGTGAGCACGTCCTCCATAACCGCCTGCGCCAGCGCCGCGCCCTGCTGGAAGCCAAACGCCTCCAGCGAAGAATCGCTGTTGTTGATGGCGTCCAAGTCGGTTTGGCCGATGGGCACAATCTTGTGGCGGTTAATTGTGACGGTCACGACGCTCTTGGCAAAGGTCGTGATGGCGTAGGTGCCGCCGAACGTAGTGGCAACGAGGCCACCGATGAGCGGGACGAGGACGACGTTGCCCTGAGTGCGCCCGACTACATCGGGCGAGTAGGAACGCGAGAAAACATTGAGCGGCAGAAGCTCTTTGACGAAGCCCTCCAGCGCGGCATTCGCGAGGCGGGCGATATTGAGATTAGTGTAAGGCATGTGGGTTTATGGGTGATTGTTACTTGGAGAACGTGGCGTCGATTGCGACCTTGTTTGCGCGATAGAACCGGACGCGCTCGATGGGGTTGGTGATTGCGTTGAACTGCGTGAGGATTGCGGAAGGCTCCGGTGCGGCGGGACTGCCGATGACGACTGGCGTGGTGCCAGTCTGCGCGAGCATCGTCGCGGCCTTGGCGCTCACCTTTTTGTCGAAGTCGGAAAGAGCGGCGGCATGTTCTACCGCCGTCTTTTCAATCGAGGCTTTGAGTTCAGAGATCGCCGTGTCGGCGTCCTTCAGTTTGGTTGAAGCCTCGGAAAGTTTCGCGCTGAGGTCGGTCTTCTCGGCGGTGAGCGCCTCAAAATTGGCCTTGAGCGTCACGCCCTGCTCGCACGCGATCTTGTGTTCGGCGATGAGTGCGAGGTATTCGGGAGTTTCGATGATCATGGGTTTAGGATGTTGATTGTTGGTGGTGTCAAATTTAGAGAAGAGGCCGCTAGGGTTTGCGGCGGGTGAGTCCACGATGTCGCACGAGTAGATTTCGAGGCAGCGCATGAACTGCGTCTCGCCTTCCTCGCCTTCCAGCGCGCCGGAAAAGCTGATACTCAGTCCGAAGGATTCCGGCATCGTCTCCGCCATTTCCAAGACAATCGCCGTTTGCGGATGCGACCTCAAAAGCTGCAAGTCCGCGCGGAGTTGCTGGCCTTCAATTCGGAAACTTGAAAGCCTGCCCACGATGGCATCTGCGCCGCTGCGGTGATTCATCTTCACTTTCAGCCCGCCGCCGTAAGTCTCCGCGCACGTCTTGACGGTGCTCAGACTCTCGGCGTCTATCATCACTCCGTGCCCTAGCGCCGGGCCTTCCGTGATAACACTCACGCCGCTGATAGTGCGCGCGTCCGTGTTAATCGCGCCGGATGCGAAGGTTGTGCGGAATGCGTAGGTGCGGCCCATTTTCTTTTCGCGCGGTGTCAAACTTGGGGCGGCGTAACCACTGGCGCGGGTTCCGGCGCGGGGTCATTCGGATCTGCCACGGGTTGCCCGTTCATTCCGCCGCCAACGCTCGCCGTTGCCGTCTGCTGTTGCATGAGCGAAAGCACCAGGCCGAACGGCACTTCCTTTTCGTTCGCCACTTCCAGCGCGTCCGATAGCAGGTCTGTGACTTCGCCCTTCCGCTCGCGGCGATGATGGTCGTATGCGATGCCTTGCTCGCCGAGGATGCCGCGCAGATTCTTGTGACCGAGCTTGTAGTCCTCGCGGCGTGATTGGCCGTCCCTGCCGTTGTCGATGCTGAACTTCGGCGGCAGCGTGAACTTCCACCTCCACCAGTCCGTCGAGCGCGAGATGCGCCCGATGTTCATCGCCTTGCTCAGTGCGTAACGGATCTCGCGCAGTGCCACCGATTGAAGCAGCTCTTGCCGGTCGAGGATGGTTGCGCGCGCAAGTTCGATTTGCGAACGCTCCGCAGGCCCGGTGAGTCCCGCGCCCGGCCAGCACAGCGCATACGGCCAGCACGCGCCGACGAGGGCTTTCTTGAAGATGCGTTCTTGAAATGCCTCCCATGCGGGGCCGGGCTTGTTGCTCAGGAACTCTTCGAGCTTCGCGCCGCTGCCCGCCTTGAAGTAGCGAATCATGCCGCCCTCCATGCGCTTGCTTGTAAAAGTCTCTTCGTTCGTGCCGGTCTCGCCAAGCACGGTGCCGGGGTCGTTCGGGTCTGCCGCGCCGAGTTCGTTGTGCTCGATGAGGCCGATGGACGACGCGAGTTGGTGCGTGATTTGCTCCCACTGCTGCGACTGCCAAGCGTCGCGCAGTTCGTTGATGGCGTGCGAGAATGTAGGCAGTCCGCGAATCTGGTCTGCGCGCGTGGCGTTGAAGCAAAAAATGCAGTCGTTCGCGATCACGTCGCGGTCGTCCTTTTCCGTCTCGCCGAGGATGCGGACGCCGACGACGCGGTTGAGGTCGTTCAGGATGATGCCCTGCTCGATACGGAATCCACGCAGCGGCCCTTTCTCCACGGTCGTCTTGTTGGTGTCGCGGATGCCGAGTTTGTGCGCCGGCAGATGCTGAATCGCAGGGAAGCCGCCCTCGGTCTCGGTGAGGATGACAAGGAAATCGCCGTCAACGTCGAGCGCCACGGAGTCGTTAAAAAGCGAGGTCTTGAAGTCCCACTGGTCGCCGCGCACGTCACACACGCCGAACCATTCCTCGGTGAGCCATTGCTCGGCTTCCTTGCCCCACTCGGCATCTTCGCCGGTGTAATTCGGGTTCCACGCGCGCCCCACGGCGTGCTGTGCCATCTGGTCAATCGCGCCTTTTACGAGTCCGTCATTGGCGTAGAGGCGGCGGCTGTAGGAAACGACCGTGCGCCAGTCTTGGAACGGGATGTCCTTCTCTGTGTCGCGGATGCCGTCGCGCCAATAGGGGCGGTCGCCGGTATTCTTCTGCGCAGCGTGCAGAAGTTTCGATGAAACCGGGAAGCCTTGAGGGTCAACGAGCGATGCCATAGCTTAGAACGATGCCCGCACGGTGGACTGTTTGCGGGTCGTAAAAAGCAATGCGCGCTGCGTGGCGTCGAGCGAATCCCACTGCCTCAGTGCGCGGTCACAAGCGATCATGAGTGCGTCGCTCGACATGCTTGCCGGGAGCGAAAAGGAAAAGGATTTGCCGCCGACTGAGGTGTTCACCAGCTTGCCGCCGCCCTGTCCGCTCACGATTGAGAACTCGCCGAGAAAGACGGTTTCGATCACGTCTCGCCCGCGAAGTTTGATGACTCGCAAAAGGGCGAGGATAAATTCGGCGTCAATGCTCACGCCTTTTCGGCGGTGTCAAACTACGCCTTCACCGCGCCAGCCGGAATCATCTTGAAGTTGATCGCGCTGTTGACAACCGTGCAGACGCCGACGCAGGTGATGTAGTCGCCAGCTTCCAGTTCCGCGAAAGTGATTGTCAGCCCGCCTGCGGTGTCGCTGCCCCAAAGGGTGTCGCCGACTACCATCGTGCAGCCGAGCACAAGCGCGGGGTCTTGCGTCACGTAGCGCACCTGTTGCCCGCTGGCCGCGCCGCCGAGGGCGATGCCCGCCATCGTGGAGGTGAGCGCCGAGCCGTCCGCGTCGTAGAGCTTCAGCACGTTGCTGTTCGCGGTGTCGATGTAGAGGCTCTGCCCCGCGACGATGGTTGCGCCAGCGGTGCCGATGGCGATGACTGCGTTTGCGGAAGGGATGACGGAAGCGGCGGTGATGGAGAGGTCGGCCATGCCAAGGCAGCGGTGTCAAAACTGAGGGCGGCTTGCGCTCTAGTGGAAGTTGAGCGGGATCGTCTGCTCCGGTCTGTGGTGGTTTGCTCTCCAGTCAATTGGCCTGAGTGTTTGCGGATCAATGTCGAAGCGCAGAAGCCTTTCCAAAGTTTCCGCGCTTATTTTTTTTCCGCTCCATGTAATCCGGTCGGAGTCTGTCGGACTTTCGCCGCTAAATCGAAGCTCGAACCCGCCGAAATTCCAAACGCGGATCGTCGGCCCTCGAATTCCATCTGTGACTTCGTGCAGTCGCTCTAATCCTCTTCTGTTCTGGATTAACTGGCGGGCGATGCTTAGACTTTTGCGCTGCGATATTCGCATCTCTGCCCAGTTTGTTTTCACTTCCAGAAACATCACCGCTTGAATTGCGCGGCCTCCGGTCGGGGTCATAAAGCGATGCACGAAAAAATCGAAGTCGCTGACAACGTGACCGTCGCTAGAATCAAGCGCGGGGTTCTCGCGCACCCATCTCTGGAATGCGCTTTCCGCCGTGTGGTTCGCGCCGCAACGCGCGCATGTCACATAGGTGGCGAACCGTCTGGTCATTTGCCGCTGATTCGTGCCCCAGCGATTGCAGCCGTGGTCGGATCAATCTCAAAGCCGATCCATTTCCTGCCTGCCTTTTCTGCCGCTGCCGCTGTTGTGCCGCCGCCGAGGAACGGATCGCACACGATGCCGTCTTTCGGGGTCAGTTTCTCAATCCAGTATTCCGCCTCGCCTTGCGATTGCTGCCAGTCGTGGTGCGTCTTTTCCTCACCACCGCTCATCACGTCATTGACCATGATGCTGTTGTCGTCGCGTGTTCCTTTGACAAACCACAACACGGCCTTCCACCCAGCGTTGATGCCGTATTCTCGCATCACGGTTGAGCGTCCCGCGTGGACGCAAGCAATCGTCCACCAGTAGCGCAAGTGAAGCCGTAGCGCGTCCATTGCCGCTGGCAGTTGCGTCTGGCCGACGTAGCAAATCAGCGAGCCTCCGTCCGCGAGCTTGGCCGCGGCGAACTCCGCCAGCGCGGGAAGCATCTTGGACGCCTCGCGGTCATACGGCGGGTCGGTGAAGATGAGCGACAACGAACCGTCGACGATCTTGTCCGCGTGTGCGCGGAAGTCGCCGATGATGATGCGATTGTCGAGCTTCACGTCCTTTGCGGCATCGTTGCGCTTCTCTTGGCGTGCCGCCTTTTGTTTCCGCTCCTTCACCGTCTTGACGACCTTGTGGAGCTTGGCGTTTGGGTCGCGCTTTAGCTCTGCCAGTTCTTCCGGCTCGGCGTTGTCCTTCAGGTATCGAAAGGCGGCGAGTGATCCGTGAGATACACCTGCTTCCTTTGCGGCCTGTTCGCGGGTGTCAACCTTGGAAATCGTTGCCAATTTTGGCGACGATTTAGACGGCCTGCCTACATTCTCTTTGTAGCTCGCTTCCGCCTTCGGTTTCAACGCCTCGGCCAGCTTCTCGGCCAGTTCGCAGCGTGACGACAGCGTGATGTTGCGTCGCCCAAACTGGTTGCGGATAATCCACACCTGCGCCTCGTCCTCGTCCTGAAACGATTTGGAAAACGTCTTGAACGCGATGCCGTGCCGCGTGCAAATGTCGTAACGGTTGTGGCCGTCAATGAGCATGTCGCGCCACGTCACAAGCGGGTCACGGCAGCCGTCTGCGCGGATGTTGGCTTCAAGTTGCGCAAGTTCCTCCGGCGCGAGCGGTGGAATGAGTGAGCGGAATTTTGGGTTGATGGTCATCGTTTAATTGTGAGTCGGCGTTTCCATCGCGAGCACGAATGCCTCGGCGAATACTTCAATGGCTTGGCTTTTCTCGCCGCGTTGCAATAACTCAGTGGCAGCGTCAAAGGCGGCGCAGGCTGTTTGCTTCTGCACGCGCGCATCGCATTGCGATGGAGCCGCAAGGCCGAAGCGGTTGTCCGACTTATCCATCCTGCGGGTTCGCTTCTCTGCTGAAAGATACCAGTCAGGAAGCGGCGCTTGTTTTGTATTTGTGGTGTTCATTTTGTAAAAGCCACCGCCCACGTTGCGAGCGCGGGACGGATCGGCCAAGCCGCCGGGATTGTTTTGCGCTCGCAACGCAGAAGATGTGCGTTGCTTTTACGTTGCCGATGCCGTAGCGTCAACACTTTTCTCCGCCTCCGACACGGGCGCGGCGATCACGCCCTTGATGAGAGCGGCGACGATTTGCATCACCTCGCAGTCCCAGCCGTGATTCGGTCTGCTCCCGATGCGGCACCATCGGCGGATGATTTGCTTCGTCACTTTCTGGATCACGTCCTTCTTAATTTCGGAATTGATGTGCGTGTGGTAGTCCACGCCAGCGTCGTCCGGTATCTCCCACGTTGCCGAGTGCCCGCCGCGATGCTTGGCGAGAATGTCCTTGCCGCCCTCGTTCGCGAAGAAAACGTAGCGCGCACGCCCGCCGCCCGGTGCCTGCGCTTGCTTGAGCGTGGAGTAAATTTTCCGCACTGGCTTTTTGCCGGGCGGGTTGTGCGTGAAGCCGCTATCGCCTGAGCCGTGCAGCGCCGTCCACCCGTAGCGCGCACACTCGTCATACACTTCGCCGGTCTCGTATTGCGCATCTTGAAACGTCGCCCAGTCCGCGACCTTTATGCGCTGTTGCAACTCGCGGCATCCTTCCGTGGTGAGTATCTTCCCGAACCAAAGCAGGCGCGATGAGCCGTCCGACTTCCATGCGCGACACGCTGCCCATCGGTGATCGCGCTGGCGGTCAATGGTGAGGAAGCGATGCACCTCTCCCTCCCACGCTTCGCCGTTGGCGTAGTCCGCGAAGCGATAGTCAGCGCCGCCGAGCACGACGCCAGGCTCGTCCTCCTCATCCTTCCAGAACTCCGCGAGCCGCTTTTGCACGAACACTTGCAGCGCTGACTTGTCGCCGGCTGCGGTAAGCTCGCTGGCCTTTTTCCATTCCAGCA